ATTCCGCCTCCTCGCTTGCCCAACACGATCCAGCTCACGCCAAACCAGAAATTCGGCCAATATTCCCGCTATCGTCAGCCCCAGCACGATCGCCACCCCTGCTGGCATGTCGCCACCTCCTCACCTCTATGTAATTGGGTAATGTCCTGTTCGGTCATCTGTCCCCAGGACGGTCCGTACTTGATATCTACCTTCATGGGGACATACAGTTCGAACCCCGGCAGGAAATTCTCCATGCCCTCCCTTATGATCGGCAGCACCTTAAACAGCTTGTCCTCCGGGACTTCGAAAATTATCTGGTCGTGGACCTGTAGTAACATGTGAGTATCCCAACCCTCCAACAGCTTGTCTAGCCGGAGGATAGCCAGCCGCATCATCTCAGCGACGGCACCTTGGATGAGGTTGGAGGACGCCTTGTGGGTTGGGTTGTACTGGTCATAGCGGCGCACCCGGCCCGTGAACATCCGGATATAGCCGCGCTCCGTGGCGACCTCCTCCGCCTGTTTGTACAGCCGCCGAAATCCGGGATACCTCTCGTGGTACTTCTGTAAGTATTCCGCCGCTTTCTCTACCGGGATCCTTAGCTGCTTGGCTAGGGCCTTCCGGCCGATGCCGTAGATGATGCCGAAGTTGATTCGCTTGGCGGCGTCCCGGGGAATCTCCAGCTCCTCCGCCGCTGCGCTGTGAATGTCCTTGCCAGCCAGGAGGTTTGCCGCCATATTCTCCTCCCTGGCGTAATGGGTCCCCCACCGGATCTCCGCCTGGGAGTAGTCCGCCGACACCAGAACGTACCCAGGCCGGGCCACGAAGACGTCTTTAACTTTATATACCTTGGAGTACCGCGGTACCGCCTGCAAGTTAGGCTGCACGCAAGACAGCCGCCCGGATACCGTCCCGTGCAACAGCAGGTTCGGGTGTATGACCCCGTTGGGATCGCACAACTCCAGGTACGGCTGGTAGTATGTGGAGTTAACCTTGGTCCAACCCCGGTATTCCTGAATCTTGTGAATGGCGATAGCCTTGGGGTGATCCTCCGGCAGGTGCATGAGTTCCTCCTCCAAAGCCATCTTGGAGGTACTGTCCAACTCCAACCACGCCTGAAGTTGTTTGGGGCTGGCAGGGTTAATCTCATAGCCAGCTAGAATTTGAATCTCCTTTAAGGTCGGCTCTATCATCCGCTCCGCTTCTTCTATATATTGGCAGATACGATCCTGATCAAGCTGCAGACCCCTGATCTCCATCTTGGTGGTGATGATACAGTAGCGGTTGACCTCCTGCCATAGGTCATATAACCGCCACAACTTTAGGTGCGGAACGTAAAAGTCACGCAGGGCCTTGGCCAGCTTCACATCACCCACGGCATATGGTGCCACCAGCTCCGGCGGCAACCGCCACAAGCTGCCCTTGGTTAGCCCTCTCTCCTTCATAATCCGCTCCATCTCATCCTTAGAGTCGGCTTGGCCTAGGTACTTCTTCGCTAGATTGGAGAGGGTGTAGTCAGTAGCCATGTGGCCGCCCGACTTCCTGATAGGCCGTCCTTGAGCGTCGGGCTTGTACTCGTTCTCATTCATCAGGTGCGCTGCCAACATCGAGTCCTCAACCCGGTGCGGCAGCGGGAATCCGTCCACCCACATAGCCTCCATGTCGAACTTGATATTGTGGTTGATAATGGTCTTGCCTCGGATCAGCCGCCGGAAATCCTCCAGCCGCTCCAGGGGCAGGTTGGGGCCGGTCTCGTGCCGAAAGGGGAAGTAGGCAGCCACCTCACCATCGTAGATAGCGATGCCGCAGATACGGTCCCCGTGCCAGATCCTCAGGCCGGTGGTCTCGACGTCAATCGTCAGCTCTGGCGCTTTCTCGAACCGCTCCATCAGGGCCCAATAGCGCTCATCTACCTTGTCCACCAGCACCGTGATTCACCTCCGGTGCGCCGGGAGCTGGCGTACCAACCCCCGGCGCTGGTTAGTTCCAGCTTAGAAGGAAACCGGGCTATCAGAGACCTTCTTAGGGTTGAACCCGGTGACCGGCCCTGGGCCGTCAGGGTGCGGCAGCACCTTGGTGATAGAGGACCGCTCCTGACCGTTGTAGGTATCCTTCCGGATGCTAATGATGCACCGCCGGGATAGGGCCCCGCTCTTGGTGAACTTGCTCATCGTGCCGCCCTTGCCCAAACCAAGAGCCTCGACGGTCTCGGCGACCTTCCAGAGGGCGGACGGGATGATGGCCGTGTACAGCGGGAACTCCTTGCCGGCGTGCTCGCCGCCCATAATGGCGAACGTCCAGACCCACTGAGGATTTCCATTCTTACTGAATCCCTTCCGCAGGTCCACCAGGACAGCAGGATAGTCACCATCCGGGATAAGGTAGCCGCCGCCAACCGGGGCTTCAGACAGATCCACCGAGAACTCGTCATCGTTGTCCTTAGGGGCGCCGAACAGAGTGGGCATACCGGGAATAGAATCACGCATTCCCTATCTCCTCCTTTTATTTTATTTCCTCCTCTTTATTATAACACATCAAATAGTTGGTTGTCAAGTATTTGCTTGCTTGCCGCTAAAATGGTGGCAAATATATTTAGCTGGAACCGGCCTTACTTGTTGACCTGCTCCTGATTGCTAGCCTCAGCGCCGGACTTCAGGAATAGTTCGTAGAGATCCGGCAGGTAGGGATCGACCACCACTTCGCCAAGGGCCTCGGCGAACTTGACCCCACGGGTCTTGGCCTGGAAGATACCTTTATTGCGGGTGAGCATGTACCGGTGAGTCTTACCGTCCTCACCTTCGGCCTCCCACAGATACCACACAAAATCCACAAATCCCATAACAGCATCGCCTAGCTTGTCGGTAAATGCCGGACGCACCTCGATAGGTTCCACGTCCTCCTGGCTGCCCCTGCGCCTCGGGTAGACCTTCTTGGGCAGGGCGGTGATAATGACGTTGATAGGAAGGGACTTGTACCAGCGGAAGATCCGTTTGAGCTGGTTGGTAGACTTACCATAGTCGTCCTGCCAGAACTCATCGATATCGGTCTTGCGGGCGCTAGCGCCCTTCTGCTTGGCCTCCTTCTCGACGGCCTGACGGACTATCTCCTCCAGGTTCATGGTCTGCAGCTCAGTACCGGAGTCAATCACCAGTGTCTTAAACTGGGCGTACTCCGGGTCCTTGTTGGCGATCTTCCAGAAGATGTCCTCCAGGGCCTTGGTGGAGGGGATATCCTCCGCCATGATGTCGCCCCGGTGGGCGACGGTCATCAGGCCGCCCTCAATACTTAGAAAGAGGACGTCCCGCATGGCCGGATGGTCCTGGGCCGTGGCAGCTAGATAAGTCTTGCCAGCACCCTGCGGACCGTAGACTAAGATCTTCATGCGACCAGCCACCTTCTCAGGGGTGACCTTATAAGGCATTCTCCTCATCCTCCTTTTCTTGAGATTTGTCCACTATACCGGCACGTGACCGGTAGTGGGTCTCCCTAATGTACTCAGCATCCTCGTCACCGAGTTCGGCAAGGCAGAGCTGCCGATAAGCACAGCCGTTACAGGTGCGGTGCCCGAGATTCCGGACCACGATCTTAGTGGACCGCCGGATCTCCCGGGCAGTGGGTTCAATGACCTCCTTCCAGACCCGACGCACCGTGTCCAGGGTCCTATACTCCTTGGCAGGCCGGAAGAACTCAACAGTGGAGAGTTTCTCCGCCATGTCCAAATAGTCGTCCGGACTCAGGCCGGCCTCCAGCAGGGCGGCCTTATAAGTCTCCCAATCCGTCTTAATGAGAGCCCGGCTCATGGTGCCGTCTTTGTTGAGCTTCGGCTTTGCTGGAGGCTTGTTCGAAATCTGGAAGGTGATAGTACCAACAGGAGGCTTACGCAGGATCCGAAAGATGGCGTACTGGTAGGCAGCGTTCTGGAGGTTAACCTCCTCTGCCTCATAGGGCTGGAAGGATCCCCGGACCTTCCAGTCCACCAACCAGATTTGGCCGGTAGGCTTGTGCCGTCCCACCCAGTCAATATACCCGTGAAACCCGCCCCAGCCTTTGAGCGGAACGGTGAAATGGTACTCGATCATAGGGATGCCAGCCGGATCCGTGACAGTCTCCCACTCATCGATAGGCAGCTTGCGAAGGGTGCGGATGGCAATCTGCTCAGCATCAGCCGCCACTTGGTGGATGGCTTCGATCTCCTCCTCAAAGAGATCGTCCCGGGCCAACTCCCGCTCCCTCCAGGACTCCACCCCCTTCCGCACACAGTCCTCCACCGACACCCAGCCGTAGTAGTACTCCCGGAGCGCCGTCGCCAACCCCATGTGAACCGCCGACCCCAGGGACAGCGGCCGAGCATCCACCCGCGGCGCCAAATTTTCC